CGCATAATATTAGTTTAGTGTTATCGTGCCTATTTGTCAACAATGTAGCTAGCACTGACAAGCGAATAACAGTTTTATCAGACAGTTTCAGTCGCACCCTAACTGTCGAGTAGTCATAGCGTCCTATAACGATACCTTGATAACACTAAACTAATACCACATTTAATTACACTGGATGTTTGACAGAATAAACAGTTTTGAACCTGCCCTACCATGCCGTCCATGGACTTGTCTGTCAACCACATTACTTGCCAAGTTGTTCCAGCGTGACTACTGATCGAAGCCTATGCTGATTTCCATCTTTCGTGTAACTTAGCAGTTCCAACTCCGTCAGTTGAAAGCAAACTAAATTACCTACTGGCTTGGTAACCAATGTAATTAAATCTGGTACTCGATGGGGGAGTCGAACCCCTCCTTCCTGCCGTGAAAGGGCAGTGTCCTAACCGATAGACGAATCGAGCATGGTGGTAGTTTTTTACAAGAACTACCAAACTTGCTTGCATGGGAGGTTTGTAGGCGAGTTGCAACATCCAGTGCCATGCTTGCCTCATGCGTATGAATTCACACACGACTTATAGAGGACTTTTGAATAAACTATTATACCTCAACTAATCTTGCAAGACAAGAACTATTTTGCAATTTGCTAGTAATTTTTCAACTAGCGACCTCGGAGATCCGATCTCTCTGTCTTACACTCGGTGCACCTATGTTGGCATAGGTCTTTGGTTGTACCACTGTTCCTCAGTGGACACCAAGTGGTGTTTGTTTTTTCATTTCATAGATGAATTCTACATCAGCCATGAATTTACGACAACACCTCATTTAATAACCTTACAATCTAAAGTAATACTAAAGTATTACTGGAAGTGAGAGTGGGAATCGAACCCACGAACAACAGTTTTGCAGACTGCGACATTACCATTCTGTCATCTCACTATAACTCTGGCACGGCATGAAGGAATCGAACCCTCATTCTGGCTTTAGAAGAACCATGTCCTATCCATTGAACGAATGCCGTATGGTGCGGATACCGAGACTCGAACTCGGAGAACTCAGATTTTAAGTCTGATATGTATACCAATTCCATCATATCCGCAAAACTCTGGTGCCCCTGCTGAGATTCGAACTCAGAACAACTTCTCCTTTTGAGAGAGACGACTTTCCCAATTTGTCCACAGGGGCATGGTGGGCTGTGGAGGACTTGAACCTAACCACTCAATGAATTATGAGTTCACTGCTTTACCTTTAAGCTAACAGCCCAACATCTGGCGGAAGATACAGGAATCGAACCTGTCTGCCCATTTCTGAACGAAGGTTTAGCAAACCTCTGTCGCACCTTGCAACACATCTTCCTAACTCTGGCACCCAATGAGAGAATCAAACTCCCAACCCAGCGTTCGTAGCACTGTGTGATATTCATTTCACCAATCGGGTATTGGTACCTCGTGACAGATTCGAACTGCCGACCTTCTCCGTGTAAAAGAGACATTCTACCACTGAAATAACGAGGCACATAATCTGGCGGAGAGCAGAGGAGTCGAACCCCATCCGTATTTCTACAGAACCCAGTTTTCAAGGCTGGTCGCAGTACCATCACCGCTGCATTACTCTCCATAAACTTGGTACCTGATAGTGGTAACGATCCACTCACCTATCGCTTATCAAGCGATTGCTCTACCTCTGAGCTAATCAGGTATTGGTGCTGGCTAGTAGAATCGAACTACTTTCAATGGCTCTTCAGACCACCGCTATGACCACATCAGCTAAACCAGCAAATTTTCTTTGGGGTGACTAGTGGGAATCGAACCCACACTAACAGAATCACAATCTGTGTTGCTACCTTTACAACATAGTCACACCAAAGAAAACTTTGGTAGGTGCACAGAGAATCGAACTCTGGTTTACTGGTTAAAAGCCAGTTACTTTACCACTAAGTTATACACCCAAATTTTGGCAGGGGATACAAGAATCGAACTTGTACTACTTGAGTCAAAGTCAAGTGTGCTACCACTACACCAACCCCCAACAGAATCCCGAATTGTAAAAGAACATTTTAGCACGATGGCTATAAAACAAAAAACCCTCTGGACTTTCATCTCAGAGGGTTTGGTAAGTATACAGTTGTATCTGTCTATCTACTTGCCAAACCCCCAGAATCCTCAATCGCATTATATCCAAATGATGTGCGTGAGCATGTCCAGCCACTTAATAGCGGGAGATGTTTCTGCGAGGATATATTTCTTAAGTTCATGATTGAATTCTACTACACCTTTGATTATTTGTCAAGCACTATCTGGATAACCCTACATTATGTAAGGTTTTTCAGACAGTAATCTATTTAGACAAGATCTTACCTCATTATTGAATAATTGTCAAATATATTTTATTTTTGTTGTAAATGTTTTTACAGCTGCTTTAAACATAACTGTGAATGCAAGACTAATTCGTTCTTCACCATCTTGAAAATCATATCCTTGTCTCACTGAATGTGGAATCCAACTAGGAAACAATAACAACTTACCCTTTTCTGGCTGAACAACCCACTTTGCGCAATTCATAGGTACGAATTCTGTTATCTCTGGCTGAATCATAAGATCTCTAAGTGTAGGATTATGCAAGATAGTTTCACCACATACTGGTGGCGACTTAACATACAAAATGCCACTAATGTAACTGTTTGGATGAATATGAACATCATGATTATTAGCATGAGTTGTTATCTGTGCCCACATGTTATTAATGTATACAGATTCTCTACTAACTTTCATGGCATCGAAAACTATTTCGCTTTCTTGTAAAAGTTCTACTGTTATCTCTTTTAGTTCTTCATACTCGTGTAAGTTATCTGGTGATTGCCAGGTGTTTTTCTTTTCAGTACCAGCACCAGTTTTTCTCAGATCCCTAAGAAAAGATTCAATCGAATCACATTTACCTTTATCTGAAAACTCAGAGGTAAAAAGAGGAGTTACAAAAATGTTTTCTAGTTTTCGATTTTGCATTAAAATGAATTATTTGTCAAATACTTTCATATTCGTCTTTACCCACACCACACTCTGGGCATTCGAAGTCTGCTGGAAGATCTTCCCACTTACCTTCAGTTGTTTCATCGTGCACATGACCACACACTACGCATACATGTTGTTCCATTATAGTTTCTCCAATACTGTTTTGTAAGCATTTGCATGTCGTTCTTCGACTTTCTTCAAAGCATTAAATCGTTTCTCTGCTTTTTCTAATACAGCTTGAAACTGTTCAGCATGTTGCTTTGATTCTACGATTTGGTCTTTAATTTCTTTCAACCAGTGATCGTGTTTATCTAAACGAGCATGAATCTCAAACTTTGGATACATTTCTGTATACTCATATGTTTCGCCATCAATAGCCATTTGCAAGCATTGTTTTGTTGATGGTTTACCAACCAACAATTCCAAATGCCCCCATGCATGCTTGATCTCTTGATCAGCAGTATGTTCGAAATGTTTCGCTACATCTTCAAAACCTTCTTCACGAGCGATCTTCGCAAAATAGCGATACTTAATATGTGCCATTGACTCTCCAGCCAGTGCACTTTCTAAATTGTTTAATGTTACGGACATGTTACCCTTTCAATTTCTATATTACATTTTTCCAAAAAGTCTAACCCAATACTGTCTCTGTATGTATCACGGTAATATACTTTACTTATTCCTGCTCCATGAATTAACTTAGCACAATGAATGCAAGGAGCATGAGTGCAGAATAAACTGGAGCCATTGCCTGATTCACCATCACGAGCCAGTTTGATAATTGCATTTGCTTCAGCATGTATAACCTCGTCTTTCGTTACTAAACTCACAGTGTCATCTGAATGTTGAACTACATTTTCGCAGTCGTTTGTCCATCCAGATGGCATACCATTATATCCAATTGAGATGATACGATTGTCTTTTACGACAACCGCACCAACATGCAATCGTTTTGCACTGGACAACTCTGCGAATCTCTCCGCAGTGTCCATAAATGCATCAATCCACTTCTGTTTCATCGCAATGTATATTGATTAATGACTGCTCCAGGTTTCTTTAATGCAGCTTCTCTTCGTTGTTTGTATTCTTCATTATCAACATCAAGTGGTGCTACTGAAATTGATCTTGCAGCTGGTTGTTCATCTTCCAACTCTTTGAACTTATCTTCTCTGCTTTTAGCATTACCCACTGGTTGAGTCATACGACGAGCATCCTCTGTAGAAATCTTAAATTGCACATATGCACGATATGAATCACCCTCTTTAAACACTGCAATGTTTTCTCGTTTAAAGAAACCCAATGCCTGTTTGACACGAACCTTTGACACACGATCAATTTCTCGTTCAACTGATGCTCCACCACTACCATTCTCAGTGGTTGTTTCACGAGTAACAGAATCAATATCTGATTTTAATCTTGCTGCAAGTTGAATCTTAGCATTTAGTGTTGCTTTATCAATAGCAAATTGCATATCTTTTGATATGTCTGTTGCAGTGACTACAATAAACTTAGTATCGTCTGGATCTTTTACAAGATACCACTGTGGGATATTATCCAATTTGTTTGCTGGAATCTCAACAGTTTTATTAGGATCTTTGCTGAATGTTGAACACCCAACAGTTATCAATCCTAGACTACATGCAAGGATATAGGTCATAATCATTTTAACTCTCATTTCACTTTCTCCGTTTAATAACAAAATTTTGATACACTACTCTTCTTGAATACATGGGCATTGATGCTATCTGTCTATAGATCTCGTCTTTGTCCATATTATTACCGAAAGATATTTTCTCTTTTGAGAAGACAGCCATGAGTGTTTCATTGCTCTCATCAATACCCTTTGGTAAATCTGCTTGCCACCATATTCCATCTGGTAATGCTAGTTTCCCATGCAATAGATTGGATCTGTTTTCATAGGGATACATTAACTTAATTTTATTATCGTATGCATTGAAAAGATAGACATACAATGGTTCTTTTGTAACGATGTCAAAGTTGTAACGAGTACCATCAACAGCAAGTTCTTTTGCATTTACAATATCGCCAGCAAGTGGTCTTGCTTTCTCAACTTCAATCTTTACTTCAACAACACATGTATGACGATTGTTCTTTACTTTCTGACTTACAACTTTCTTAAGAACACCAGCAGTTTCTATCTCTGTTCTTTTTATAAACTCACATGAAACACCAGTCGAGTTAGTTTCTCTGCATGTATGTCTCTTGATTACCTCAAATTCTTTTTCTGCATATCGTTCCAATGCATTATTAACTGCATATGCTTTGGCTATGTTACAGTCGTTATGTTCGCCTGTACCAAATTCTACATCTGATGCATATACACTACCAGAAATCAGCAGTGCAAGTAGAAATCTCATTCTGTTTCATCTTTATTTTCTTCTACCCAATACTCATGCTCTTCCATTAGACCACCAAAGTCAACCAACTCTTCTGGAAGATCTTCAATTGAAGCACGATCTGTGATATCATACTCATGACAATCATCATATCCATCTACATATGAACCGATATATGCCATACCACCCTCGTGATATAATGCATTTACAGTCCAACCATTCTCTTGCATAAATTCATACAAGGTGATTGGTGGGGACCATGGAGAGTCAAAGTGCATCACAATTGTGGTGTCGTCTTCTCGTTGCCAATCATGCGGAGTTATATCCCACTTGCAACCCCAGTTGTTGATGTTCCAATCATACCAATTTTCTTCTTGGTCTGCTGGACGAGGACGCAAATGTTGAAAAGGATTAGCATCTTCTTTCTTTTGCAACTCTTGCTCAAGAGCATCAATCTGTTCTTTGCTAGCAGTTAGCGTAGCTGTATTGTAGCACCAATTAGGCATAGTTCACTCCATTCATAATAAGATTAATTATACTACTCTGCGTCTTGCAACGCAACTTTTTCTTTCTTTGCAGGTGCTGGAATGATGCCAGCATCAGATACAAGTTTCCATGTAATCTTAGGATAGAGTTTCTGCAACTTCTGATCCTTAACTGCAATTAGAACTTTTGCTTCTTCAGGATGAATACCTTCAAGCAATCCTACAAACAAAGACTCTCGTTTAATTGCTTTAAGATCTTCACGCATGAACACATACATTTTCTTTGCTTCAACAAACAAATTTGTATCAGTCATACCCAATGGCTGGTCAGCAGGTTTAAATGGTGGCTCACCCTCTGGTAGAATAAACTTATGTGTAGGTAAAAATGCGTGAGCAAAGATTACCTTGAGTAAGAATTCACTCTTGTAATTATCAATTGCCTTTGGATTGTCATTAATTTCCTTCAGCATTTCTGTAAGATATTTTTTCATTAAAATTCCTCGATTTCGTCTAATAGTAATCGGCAACGATGTTCCATAAGATAATTCATAATAGACATCTTATCGCCCTTTGGTTTACTACTTATGTATGATACAATAATTGATTCTTTAACATCAGGCGGAA